ATCCATTGCCATTTCGTGACGTGCTTGAAGAACTTTTTAAATTTCGGTTCTGGTTTATAGATAGCCAAAGTTTTTGTTTCAGCTTCATCTATCACTTCGCGCACTATTTCATCCAACATATCACTGAGGTGATCGTCATACACGAATTTATCATCAGTACCAGATTCATGTTCGACATAGTTGTTAGGGCCTCCTTGCGAAACCTCAACAGTGTCTTCCACTTCATCAAATATTTGAATTTGGTCTGGATCTGTGGTTGATGAACTGATGATGTATTTGATGTTCTTCAACATGGATGGTTTCAAACAAAAACCACCGTTCACAACAATTATGTTGTGGAGAGTAGGAACGGGACAAACACCACCATCATCATTTCCATTGTTTGGTATGATGATGGTGGAAGAGAGCAAACCAACGTAAAAAGAGAGCTTGATCAAATCACGCACCATCTTCATCTGTAACAATTTTAAAGTATGAATCATCGAGCAGTAAGGCCTCTTTAGGTATTTTTCGAAAGATGATTTATGCACCAAAGATACCACAAATACCACGGGACATACCTTTCAATTATGACCTTTATACCATGGTAACTTTTGATTCCAACGCTCAGACACTGGAAATTCCTCTTTGAGGTCAATTGTCCTGTAGGTGAAGAAGTCCTTAAATTGTGACTCATTTATGTGACACAATGAGACGATAGACTCAAAAAGGTTGTAGCATGATTCCTCCGGTATGTCGTAATTCTGTCCGTTCACACCACACACCCATGGTATACCCAATTTGTTCACAACAAGCACCCAGTCCCTTAAGGACTCTTGGTATTCGTAAAAATGTTCGTAATCCCTGAATCTATGACCAAGTATTTTAAACACTTTACGAATAATATCTGGTACTAGATATGGTCCGGCCAGAAAATAACCACAAAAAGTTATGGGTATATCAATGTCAACTTTGAATTCCATTTTTAAGAACTTTTTCAAACTGTCCACCATGTCGGAACGATATTCTAGGTTTGCTTGTCTCTTTAAACCATCGTCTCCTTTTATGACCAGTACACACGGACCCTCACCACGCACCATATAGTTCATTAAACATGCCATTAATATTGTGTTATTTAACAGTGTGGCTGGTTCTCCAGAAGTCTTGATTTCCTTGATTTTTGCTACTACCCCGTAACCCTTCAATGTATAAGACTCTCTATGTGAATAGTACCAATCAAGAAAGTCAGAATCTATGTCCAACAGTTCAAGTATTCTCCTTTCTATGCTTTGTGTGAACAAGTTCTGACCACTGTCACATGCCGTAGCGTCTATGACACCATTCATAGAGACAGTTGGTAACATCCCGAAAAGTGAGTTTATATGACTCATTAAAGTAAATTCATCGATGCCATTGTCAAAAATCACATGTGGTTTTAATGAGTTTATGAAGTGTTTGTTTATCAAACGAAATGCTGATTGAAAAATTGTCTGCATATCCTTTGACCAAGCTGATATCCCTTGACCGGCTTTGAACAAATCTATTTTTGTTTTGAAAGGTTTAAAGATTTGTTTCATGTTGAATCTTACAGAAATATCTGTGTGAGCATCGAAGGTTGTTTGCTTGTCATAACTCTTTAGCATCATGGAGTGTTCAGACTCGTACAGTGTTATCTCGATGTCCTGTTCGTTAAAAACATCAAAATTCTTTTCCATGTGTTCAAAGAAAAACAAGTCAGCAATCTCTCTTGCTTTCGCCAGACTTTCCCAATTAAAGATTGTTACGTAAGCTTTTGTCAAGTATCTAGCTTGAAGACAATGTAATGACTGTGTCAGGTTATTTCTAAAATAGGTAACTCCTGGTGGAACATTCAATAAACACCATGCAGACTCTTCCGTTCTCTTCGGATGGCCTCTTGAGTTCAAATTATCAAAGACTGTGGTGTCGAAATACCCATTGCCGAATTTCTCTTCTACATAACCCAATGACTCCTGGTTGGTTAAGACAAAGTCTGTTTCATCCACAGTTGAGAACTCTTCCAATAACATTTTGAATGAATCAAATGCTGTCTGGGCTAGTGGTCTATACTCAAACGTATCATCTACAGACTCTTCAATCAACCAACCTTTGAAGTCAAAGTTTGAAACAAACAGCCTAGCCATTTCCTCGAATCCTTTGTCAACATTGGAGAATGGGTTCGGTGGTGGTTCCCTGTATATTGGAGCAACCATCTTCATAAAATTATTCACATTTTCAGATTCCGCTCCATACAGTGTGGGAAGACATAGTTCTTTCTCTACCAAATGCCTAACCAATGACGAAAAAGCCACACGACCTCTTCTCAAAAGATAGACGAGAAGGAAACCTTCAATCACCGTTTTTGTCAGTGGCACACCATGTAATATTGTACATATTTGTGATACAGACAAATTCCTGACATCAGAGACTACGATCCCCACCTCGTTTAAGGCTATGGCAAAACTTTTGTCAGAAGAAAATTTTTCTTTCAACAATATGAGTGCACTTAACCTTGTCTGTTTGTCCATTTGATTATATCTCTTCAGCACATTGTTTAAAGTTTCCATCCAAATTGTGCTCATTTCGGTATCACCAATAAGACTTGATAATTTGATGAATTCTCTTCTGATTTTTCCGACATCTCTTTCCAAATTCAACTTTACATCCATACCCATAGTCTTGTCAGGAACGTAAAAATGTCCCACACCCTGACTAATGTGATGGATTGTACCGATAATAGGACCTTCAACACCATAGGTTTGCTCAGCAAATTCTCCTCTAACATTAACACGTACCACATTCGATATGCAGAATTCAGTCAAATCGTCAGTAGACAAAGGTTGATTTCTGTTTTCATCTGCCCATCTCTCACCCATGGTAAAGACAAAAGACTTCCAAACATTTGCTAAACTATTTCTTGTGAGCTGTGACAAACAGTCGAGTAAACACGTGTTCTTGGTTGGAGTTTCAAACACATGTTTTGGCAACACATCTGTCTTATCCTTCTGCGTCTCACTTCTCCTTCTGACATCAGGCCCGCCTTTTCCTGTGAGAGAATCAAGTTCAAACTTAATGATGTTGTTGAGCATGGTTAAGCTTGCTAATTTCTTTGACCTGTTGATTCTTTCCTCACGACTATCATCACTACCCGTGATTTTTGGCTTCTGTACTCTATTTTCTGACCTTTCTGGAGTCTCGTGTTTTGTACTACTGCCCACGTCACTCTTTCGCTCCCTCTCTCGCTGACGATTTTTCTCGGATTTCTGCTCCACATCACCTCTGATTTTATGTAAACTGACATATGACGAACTTTCTCCACTGGTTCGTCTCGAAACGGGTGTCCTCTTAGACTCTGGCCTGTCATCACCATCTCCTTCGTCATCGTCACTCTTGTCATTCCTGCGACTTTTGATGTCATGGTCTTTACACGACTTCCCATTATTGCCTCTGTCACCACTCTTTGGTGGTCTCTCACCACCATTACCATTGCCAGAGTCTCCGTCATCACCTGGACCACCGCCTGATCCATCGGACGAGTAAAAGTAATCATCATCATCGTCGAAACCGTCGTTAGCGTCGAAAAACTCATCGTCACTAACACCCACCACCTCAACGTGGTTGTCACGATTCTTACTAGAATATGATACTTGTGTTCCCGGTATTATACCAGTCAGCTGTTGTATGTCATCTTTTGTGAATACCGGGCTAATGTCTTTCGGTAATGACCGAAACTCTCTATGCATGAAAGATTGTACCTTAGCCCTAAAC